GAACATTGAAACAGTTGTGCCTCACTTAACTGAAGGAATATCCGTTTTGGGTTTCCAACTTACAAGAGATACAATTGAATATGTAACTGTACAAGCAGGTGCAGTATTGAAGCTAGAAGAGGTTTTTTCATGGGCAACTATGATTATAGAATTTTACTTCGGAGCGCAATTAGCTAAGAAATAAGGAGAAACTATGGCTATAAAAATAGAGTACCAAGATATGCCGCACATGAAACCTGTGCCTATGGAAACAAAAAGCAAAGGTTTGTTTGGTGGTATTTGGTTGTGGATTGCAACGACAAGAAAGTGGGAGATAACAAAAGACTGGAAGTATGCAATTACGCATGAAGGCAATACGCATCCAACGTACTATAAGATACCTAAAGGATTTGTTTTTGATGGTGCTAGTGTACCTAAATTTGCACGTTCTTGGCTAAGTCCTATGGGAGTCCTTCTTTCAGGTGGATTAGTCCACGATTGGATATACAAATACGAGTCACTAAACTTAGGTGGTAAGAAAGGTCACACAGCTAAAATGACACAAAAAGAAGCTGATGCTTTGTTTAGAGATATATGTATTGATGTTAATGGATTTAAAGTAATTAATTACCTAGCCTATTACGCATTAAGACTAGGTGGTTTTATGGCTTGGAACGGACACAGAAAACGAAATCTAAAACCTGATTAATTAAACAAATGTTTAGATATTTTGCAAAGCTAGTTTCAATAACTCTTGCTCTTTATCTTTCTTGTTTTTTTCTACTTGCTTGGCATTTAATTTCCTAGCTTTACCTCCTTTACTCGGATTGTAAGGAGCAAAAACTTTTTTAGGGTCTGTGTGTCTATTTAAACGATTGCGTGCCGCAGACTCTGTAACACCTAATTGCTTGGCAAGCTGTCGTGTTGTAACAACTTGCCCATCGCTTAAAGTGTATTTAATGGTTCGTAACGCTCCCATTACTGTATGTACTGTTCGTATTGTGCAAACCACATAGCTATGTACAAAGCAGAGCCAGTTAAAACCCAAATACACATGTGTTTAATTACCTTAGCCGCGTTTATTAAATCTTTCATAACTTCTCCTTAAAAATTGGTACAGCAAAAAATTATTTTCGTACAGTCAAAAATTATTTTGTACGCTCAAAAATTATTTTCGTACGATAAAAAATTATTTTGAGTCAAGAACTTTGTTAATTAGTGCATTTCTTGTGTCAATAAACACATCTAATCGTTTAGCAAGCTCTTTTGCTTCTTCATCACCCTGAAGCAATACGCTCAAAATATCCATAGCTTTTTCGCCTTTGGTTTCTTTATCAGCAAAAGCCATGAGGTCTTCATCAGTAAATTTATTTTTTTTCATCAGGCATACCTAGTGACATCAGGAGCATGACTAAACCCATAGAGATTAGACAAGCTCCTATCAAAACAATTACTGGTACAAAAGTCTCAAACAATAAGGTCATAGATTTCATCCACTATCGTTGACAGTTTCTTACGCCTGTCAATTTCATAATTGTATTTACGACAAACTCTCTCTAATGATTTTTTTGTAAAGTTTGCATTCATGTATTCAATGTTCAATTCCCTACTTATGTATGGCTTGTACTTGTCTACCTTGCGATTAAATATACTCATATTTACTCCTCAATATCAATTGTCTTATCAGTTAAAAACCCATCACACATCTTTGGGTACTCGGTTACACAAATTATCTGCCCCGGCTCATCATCAATAACATTAGGTGGTATTAACAATGGGTCTTCCTCAGATAGTCTGTCTGTGAATGCACTACAGCCGGACAATAGTAAGGCTAGTGCAAATATTTTAAAATGGTATGTCATCTTCAAATCCATCATTTGCTACAGGTTCAATTGGTTGCTGAGAAGGCTTAGGTTCTCCTAAATTGCCTATTTCCATCTCACCCTTAGCCTCGCCTTTAGTATCTAACAATTGTAAGGCAGAATTAAAGCCTGAGAGCTTAACCTCAGTAACATATTTTTTCTGACCATTCTGCTCGTAGCTTCTGTGAGTAAGCTGACCTTCAACGTAAAGCTTTGACCCTTTGCGTAGCTGTAGCTTCTGACATACATCAGCTAGTACACCAAAGATAACAACTCTATGAAACTCAGCCTTAGACTTTTTCTCGCCAGTCTGTTTATCTGTCCAAGATTCATTAGTTGCTAAATTAAGCAAAGCTATCGTTGTGCTTGCATGTTTGTACTCTACATCTTTAGTGAGGTTACCCACTAGTATTACTTTGTTAACCATTACGTCTCCTTAAAATTAAATTAGGTGACTGCTTAGGGCAGTCAATCCAGTAGCGTTTGTCTTTAACTAACGAGGTATAGGATTCCCCGACAACAGCGTAGGTGCTACTCAGCCTCTGTGTCCTTTTGTTTCTCAGCAAACTCTTTAGCACGAGCAACATTACTTTCATGTTTAGCCTGTGCTTTTTCTTTGCTCTCTAACGACTTACGTTCTTTACGTTCAGCCATGTACTCTAAATGTTCAGGTGTTAACGTGAGTTTAACTTTCGTTGCTAACGCTTTGTCACCTCTGTAATCTTTTTCAACTTCAGTAATACCTTGCTCATCATCTTGCTCAATAGCTATCATAAGCTTAGATGACAAACTTTCAGCTTTGTACTCCAACAACTCATTAGCTTTTTCGTTAGCTTCTTGTTGCTTCATTGCATTCTTAACTTCATCGTATGTCGCAACTGAGTTTGTAATACCAATACCCATCATACCAAGCGCACGACCTACAGCACTTGTTTCACATACCTCGACAAAAGAAGTAGCATTAATATGATTCTTGCCTTTTTCCTCGTGAGCCATTCCAGTAGCAACTAATTTTCCATCAACATGTATTGTAGTCTTGCACATAATAGACTCTCCATCAAAAAACACATGCTCTGTATCAATACTAGCGTTCTCGTAGTGCTTCCTAAAATACTGAAGCCTAGTCTTGACCATGACATACTCAGACTTACCCAAGGGTATAGACTCAAGTAATGGCAAACCATATTTATCTAGTTGTTGTTCCATTATAGGTTCTCCTTATTTTTCATTCCTAAATACTGATACTTTGCCCAAGTACATGGTTCACCAAACTTGTTTGTACCTTTAATAATTTTAGTTGGCTGTACAAACGTATGACCAAGCTCTTTTAAATCGAACACTACAGCCGCAAGTCTCGTGATGCTATAAGTTTCTCGTGCCTCTTCAGGTGTGATGCTTCCATATGTTCTAAGATAAGATAACACTTTTTGCTTTTGTGAACTGCTCATTTATTTTCTCCTTAATAGTTTTTTTGCTTCTTGTCTAGCTCGCTTCCTGCGAACTTCCCTGCTACCTACTAAAACACTCTTAGTAAATTTCTTGCCATTGCCAAATGCAAACTGTGCAAGCTTTGCTTTTTTGTCATTGTCTACTTGGGGCATGTATCCTCCTCGAAAAAACCTGCTCTACGTTCTTTCTCTTCATCAACATAAGGATGCTCAAATTCAGAAGGGTCGTGTTCCTGCTGTTCAACAGCTACATACTCATGCCCAGTTATTGAAACTGAATTACCAGTCTCGTCATATACCCAACCAAGATGATGATTATGAGTTGTCTCAACTAGCTCAATCTCACCTTTGTCTTCCATATCTAAAACCCAGTCTGTGATTCTGCTCATTTTCCCTCCTTCATAAAACCTAGTGTATCTTCCAGTAGGTCATCAAGCATCTCAGAAAAGTCATACTCAAACGTTAAGTCTCCATCCTTATACTTTCCCTCAACCCAAACAACATAATCGTAGAATCGAAGATTTAGGACTTCAAGGATAGCATTTGATACTATGACTACATCGTTAACATCGACCTTAGTTTCCATGTCATCAACTAAGTGTTCAACGTTCATGAGTATCTCAGCCGCTTTTGATAGACATTCTTCACGCGCGGCATCTTTATAAATTTCGTGTTGTGAAGCAAACACCTCACCTTGTTGTAATTCTTTTGCAGTTTCCATTGTATCTCCTATATTGTAGTTACTCAATCGGTAACGAATTAATTATATCAGCTTTGATAAGAACTGATTAACCTAAATTTGCTAAATATTCTTCTGTGAAGTCAGTAGCATTTAGAACACGAGAGTAATGCATCTTAACAAGAACTGCCATGTCATCTACAAAAAACTCGTGTACGACTCCAATCTTTTTTAGTCTTGTTAAATCTTTTTTCTTGCAATTGCATTGCTTCAAAATACTTGTCACATTTTCCGGCTTATCTTCGTGTCCATAAAATGCTAAACAAACATAATCTTTATCATTCCATTGGTACTCAGCATTGTTCATTAAATGTTTGATAGTGTCTTCTGTATCCATTGGAGCTTCATCAGCTTGTCTGTAACTAACTACTGACCAATGTTTAAGCATAAAGTCCTCAGTAATAGTCCTGAGCTGATTGTCACCTAGGTTGTGCAATGTCACATAATGTTTAACTGCGCCTGTAGTTAATTCAACAGCACCTGTGTTTATGACTTTCCAAACTTGCTTGTAAGGGTCGTTAAATAACATGTCTACTTTGATTTCCATAATATCTCCTATAGTGTTGGGGAGGTTGCCCTCCCCGGTAAGTTTACTGTTCAAAAAATGCTCTGCGTTCTGCGGCTTTGATTTGACCTAGCTCTACATTACGTTGATTGCGCTCAGGGTCATGAAACTCTTCAGCAGACACTTGTCTGTCATTGATGAAGTGTTTGTAACCATGCTGAATAATCTGTGGTGCTATAGCTTCGTAGCTTTGCCCATTACCTTCGATTATTTGCTGAATAAACAATTCAACTAGCTCAGTCACTTCTTTGCGTGTAGCAAGCTTTGAGCTTGTCTTGTTGTGGTAAACGTTGCTAATGAGATTACGCTCATCGTCAGTTAGTGTAATTTTAATATTAGTGTTCATACATTCTCCTCTGTTAAATTAGGCACATCTTTTTTCAGAACCTTACCGATAATATCCCAATGCGCCTGTGACGTTTCTAAAAAATCTAACCCGGCTTCTAGCCATTTTTTGTGGACTTTTACACGCTGTGCAATACTTGCATCTCTCATGTAATGTCTGTACTCATATGCCCAAAAATATGTCATGCCAAGATAGTTAGGTGTACCAACAAAAGTCTCATCAAGTTTGATTAAAGCATCAGTAGCTTCCCATGAGATTGTGTTGCAGTTAATTGAATATGTAGACATACAGCCTCCTTATTTTATATTTCTAAGATTACTACTAACGCTACCTAAAGCATCAGTTACGTTCTCAACTGTAGTCTCTAGCTTTCTACAAACAAGAATCAACCTATCAATTTGTCGTTGTTGGTCTTGGATAGTAGCTTGCTGTTGTTGAATGACAGCCTGTACACTTCCATGTGGAAAACGACCAAGGTCATCTGTGGCAATTATGTTGTCATCATCAACAGCTTCAGAACCCCATTCGTTTCTAATATTGAAAGCATCCTCAAGTCTCTCATCCCAATCACTAATATCATGTGAATCTATTCTAATATCAATACTCATAAAATCTCCTATGTGTTAAAAGTGGGGAGGTTACCCTCCCCGGTTAATTATCTTTCGTTGAATAAAACGTCCATTCTGTCATCAACATTACGTGTGATGGCTCTGAAGTCCTCAGTCGTGTAACCTACTTCCATATACAATGGTGCAATACATGCAACAATTTGAATTGTAGAAGTATCTTTTTGTGAACCAAATTTTCTGACTTGCATTACAGCTTCTTCAATTTCTTCACTAATTAGATTGCAATATTTAACTGGGTAATTTGACTTTGACATTGTAGCTCCTATTGGTTAAAAAGTAGTATGTTTGTCTCAAACATGATGTAATTATACATGAGTTAAATTACAGTATTTAATTAAATAAAAAAAAATGTTAACTACTACTTTACACTTGGACAAAAAAAGGGAGGCTGTTAACCTCCCCGGTAGGTTGTAGTAAGTTATGCGGCTAGAGCCATCTCCTTGAGGAATGGCAGGACTTTTCTTACCTTAGCCTCACGATTGTATACTGTAGCAACTTTGTTAGCCTCATTCTTAAATTTAGCGTGGCTAGACCAGTCAGTTAAAGTATTGAACAATGCCCATACGTTCTTACCCATCTCATCAACGTACTTGATAAATGTCTCCTCAAGTAAAACCTCAAGCCTGTCGCTCTTACCTGCGATTTTTTGAAAGATAACAGTAGCCTGAGCATTTGTTATAGGTGACTTAGGAAACTTCTTCCAAAGCTCCGCATTTTTTGTGTAGACCTCAAGAGCAGTCTCAAGCTTGGCAACAGCCATGTCGATGTCTAAGCTTCTTGTGTGCTTTGCGCTGTACTCAGAGAATGCATCTGCAATTACCTGTCCGTTCATACAAGCTAGTCTGACAGCTCCAACCATTGACATAAATTTCCATGTGCCATCGTATGAGTTAAGAACCATAATTCTGAGCTGTACTGAATCGCCGGGAGCAATCTCAATCTCATGAGCCGGGAACGTGTAAGTCACAATTGTCTTAGCACCTCTATGAGACTGGCTAATTTTTTTAGTCATGCCAGTCCTGTCTAAATTAGAAGCTAGTATAACTTCGTGGAACTGAGGCATAATATCTGCGTTCTGAACGAGATTATAGTTTTTGCCTACAATTGCTATTGGTGAACCTGCATCGTTGACAATAGCTTTGTGTGTCTCAACAACCTGCTCATTTTCTACGCATCTGTTATTAGTATAAGTTTGGTTTTTTGTGAATAAGCTTTGCTCATATACTCTGTTGTATTCGTTTACTATTTCCATGTTATCTCCTTAATGATGGGGAGGCGAACCTCCCCGGTTAATTTACTTACCAAAAAATAATTTGTGACCTGCTTCAAATACTTTATTGTATGCGTTAGCCTCAAGAGCATACTCAAAGAAAAAATCCCAGTCACTACCAAACAAATCTTGGTCAGCATTATGTCTATCCCAAGCCTTGTTAATTTCTTCCATGCCTTTAAGTAGGTTGCCACTTTGTACTACAACATTAATAGCCTCATCTAATGACATGTCTTTTTTAAATTCGTTAGGTATTCTAAAGCTCATTATTTAATCTCCTGTATTCCATCATATAAAATTTCGTCTTCAAGCTCACTAAGAATATTGATAATAGCACCCTCAGTAAAACCGCCCATATCGTCATAGTCATTTTCGTCATGCTCTTCAACAACAATTGGTTTGAATCTAAGTGCAGGTCTGTAATCGCTATTTAAGTAAACGCTAACTGCACATTCTATTTTGTCAACTATTGGCTGTACTTTTTCATTTGATGTCAATGTGATGTAAGCAATTTGAAATGGCTTCTTAGGTTGTCTGTTAAAAAATTTGTCATGAGAAGTTGGTTGTAAAAATTTGTCATGAGTATGCTCTTCAAAATTTACCATTTCAATTTCTACTATTGTGTCGTTTATAAGTGTTGTCTTCATTGTATCTCCTATTGGTTAAAAGTGCATGTCCGTATCTCGAACATGAGACAATCATACTTTATTTTATATACATATGCAAGAACTATTTAATTAGACAGAAAAATAGGGTCAGAAAATAGACCTATTTATGAGGCAAAATCAGCACATTTTTTGATGGCAAAAAACAGGGTAAAAATAGCGTATTTTGGCTAATTTTAAAAAACCGGTTTTCAGGAAGGGGTCAAATCTTCGATTCTAGAGGTGCAAGATGCTCACCTTAATGCTAGTATGTCTTTTCAATAATCTCAAGATTGCTACTTTTTTGTACAATCCGATATACTCTTTTTTAGGTGCAAAAAAAATATTTTATTTAAAAACTATTTTCTCTATTTTGATTTAGTTTATCATATCAATTTTGTGGTTTAGAGAAAACAAAAAACCCCAAGAGGTCTGGAATGTTCTCTCAGGGTTTTTCTAAACTTGGTGTGTTGGTCACCTGTTCTGAGAATTATTATACTTAAATTCTCATCAAAGCAAGTTGGTTTGACTCACCTTGGATACGACTGGACAAATGTCTCGCTCTTCAAAAAGTGTCACTCAGTCCAGTATAAATATTAAAGAGATTCAGCAATTGTATTCCACACGCTGTTGATTGATGTTGGATTAAGAAGCTCTACATTGGTAACCACCTTGGAGCGATAAATAAAATCTAGCGCAGAGTGCAGATGGCTGAGTACCTATTACAAGGTAGCGATGACTCTGACCTGAATAGTTGTAATGGTTTCAGGCATACGGATAAATACTGCGAAGGACTGTATACCGATGACAATCTCTAACTGCTTAGTTGTGGTTAGGGATTTTCTTGTCTCCGAAAAGCCTCAGCTCAGGAACTGAACCCGATGTCTAAAGAGCTTTAAAAAAAGAGCGTTTAGCTCAGGCTCTTCAGAAAGTAAGTCTCCGAAGGAGAAGTGTATACAAGAAAAAAAAAGCTAAACCAACTAACGCTTCGTATCCCAATTGATATAATTAAGTCTAAGTTAACTAATATTAAGGATATGAATACAACAGGAATAATCTATTACCAATCTATACCTGCTGAGATTAAGAAGCTAGGCATTACCCAAAAAGAATGTGCAGACATGATGGGAGTTAGCTTGTCAGGTTTAACTCATAGAATCAAAGCAGATAGACCTCAGTTTCATTTAGCAATTTATGGATTAGCAACTTACTTAGGTCAGAATTCAGGAAACTTACAAGCTAATGTCCAATGAAGATGTAGCTGAAACAATTTATAAGCTGTATGGATTGCTTACTAAAATTGAAGATAAAAAATTGAAGTCTGATATTGAAGACCAAATTATAGCTTTATGCGACCAGTTAAAATTTAATATGGTTATGGATAAGGCTAAAAATAAATGAAGAACGATGAGCATGAAGTACAGAAAGCAATATGTCAGTATTTAGACATGCGAAAGATTTTTTATTTTGCTATTCCTAATGGTGGCAAGAGAAGTAAAAGTGAGGCAGGAAGATTTAAGGCAGAAGGTGTTAAGAGTGGCATACCTGATGTATGTGTGATTATGCCCGGAGGGTTTGCTTATTTCTTGGAAGTAAAGAGACCTAAGAATGGCAAGACACCAAAGGGCAGATTGACTGATAATCAAAAAAATATGATAGAAGCTCTTGATGATGTAGGATGTCCAACTGCTGTAGTGTATTCTGTAGCTGATGTCATCTCACAATTAATTGATTGGGGATTTAATGAAACAAAATAGTATTACCCGGAGCGCCAAAGGCAAAGCATGTACTTTCAGGAGTGATGTCTGTGACTCAGGTGTCAATAATGAAAAGGTAGTCTTCTGTCATCAAAATGGTGCAGGAGTTGGACTTAAAGCTAAAGATTCACATGGTAATGATATTGGATTTTATGGATGTCATGCCTGTCACACTTTATATGATACAAAAGACCATCCTTATTATCAGCCTTACTTTATTGAAGAGATGGCGCAGTTTGCTATAACAAGAACTAAGCGGCAACTAATTAAATCAGGTCTTGTTGATGAGCATTGGACTGCTAGTGAATGAACACGTTTGATGAAGATTTAAAAGATGGACATAATGCAGAGAGAGAGGTATTAAATTTATTAAAGACTAAATATCCCTGTGCAGTTATTATTCCGGGTCTTTGTAAAGAGATGGACATATACGTACCGGAGATACACAAACGTTATGAAGTTAAGAAAGATTTTAAGAGTAAGTCCACAGGTAATTTAGTAGTAGAGATTTCAATGTATGATAAGCCTTCTGCATTGATGACTAGTAAAGCTGATGCATGGGTTTTTGTAACACCGACCAAGTATGCATTTGTAGAACGTGAAAGGATTAAAGATTGCATTATAGAAAACAACTTACAGTACAAAACTTTTGTTGGTAATGGTGACACAGAATCTAAGAATGCTTATTTAATTAAACAGGAGCTGTTGTTAGGTTATGCATACAAAATCATTAACTATGGTTGAGTCATTAAGGAGATTATTTATTGTGAGTGAATCGTTAAACAGAATACTAAAAAAAGATAAACCTAAAGCAGATATAGTTAAGGGTATGACTAAAGCATTCTTTAAAAAGACAAATGCTGATGAAGCTGTAATTACTATTAAAGAAAATAAGATGAGCCGGACAGGTCATCAAAATAATTTATATTGGTTAATTGTTGACCAAGTGAGGGTCGAAACACAAAACACTAAAGATGCAATTCATGTGCATTGTCAGACTGAATTTCTTGAAACTAGAATTGAAGAAGTTGCAGGATTACCAAGACTGGTGTTAAAATCGACAGCAAGTCTAAATACAAAAGAGTTTGGTGTTTACCTTGATAATGTTATAACTTGGGTAGAGAATGATTTATGTATTAAGTTAAACCTTCCTGATAATTGGAAGAAGTTAATTAATTAGTTAGGGCATTTTTTATTTCTACTACAGGTAGTGCTTACAAAATACTGGGTGTCCTAACTAATTTATTGGAGATAATATGGGAAGTCAAATAGGGTTGTACGACAGAATCCACGCTAAACGCAAAAGAATTAAAGCAGGTAGTGGAGAGAAAATGAAACGCAAAGGTGCTAAAGGTAGACCAACTGCTATGAACTTTAGACAAGCGGCTAAGACTGCAAAGAACAGAGGTATTGGTTAATGGGTGCGCCAGTTAAATCAGGAGACAATCCAAGACGAGCCGCTTTCTTGCAACGCATGGGTAGAAACAAAGGAGCTGAGTATAAAAATGGTGAAGCAACTCCATTGTTAAAAAGTCTTAGAGCATGGGGAGCATCCAGTAAAGCTGATGCAGTTGCAAAAGGTAAAGCAATCAGTAAACGAAATGCAAATAAGAAAAAGAAAACTAGGAAGACTAGGACAGCATAATGGCTAGACCAACAATATATTCTGAAGAGCTTGAAGATAGAATGCTAGAAGAGATAGCTTCAGGTAGAAGTGTCATCAGTTTATGTAGAGAAGAAAAGTGGACACCGAATGCAGATACTTGGTACAGATGGATGTATAAGATAGATGGATTATCCGATAGATACACGCGCGCGAAATCAATCAGCTCAGAGTTTCATGCTGACCAAATCTTAGCTATTGCAGATGAAGCAGACAATCAATCGTTTCAGGTTGCACGTTTACAGATAGATGCAAGGAAATGGGTAGCCAGTAAGCTTGTGCCTAACAAGTATGGTGAGAAGTCACAGATAGACCACACAAGCTCAGACGAATCAATGAAAGCTCCTACTGTTATTAAATTAGTTAGCAAATCAGATGGCTGAGGTTGTTGAAGAGATTCAGCTCCCGGATAAGTTAATACCTGTCTTTGAAGGAACAGCTCGAATTAGGGCATGCTATGGAGGCAGAGGAAGCGGAAAGACCACCAGTTTTGCTTTGATGAGCGCAGTATTTGGCTATCGTTGGGGTAAGAGCGGCATTCGAGGAAGCATCCTTTGCGGCAGAGAGTTTATGAACTCATTGAGTGAGTCATCTATGGCTGAGGTGAAGTCTGCTATATTGTCTGTGTCATGGCTTGCTGACTATTACGAAATCGGAGAACGCTTCATCAGGTCTAAGGATGGAAACATAACCTATGTGTTTGCAGGACTGAGACGTTCACTAGACAGTATTAAATCACAGTCACGTATTCTTATAGCTTGGGTAGATGAAGCAGAACAAGTAAGCGGCAGAGCATGGGATTTACTATTGCCAACAGTACGTGAAGAAGACAAAAGCATAGGCTTTTCATCAGAGGTGTGGGTTACATGGAATCCTGAATCAAAGTACAGCGCAACACATGAAAGATTCAGACAAAGTTTCCCTTCAGATTGTAAGATAGTGCAAATGAACTACCACGACAACCCTTGGTTTCCTGATGTACTTGAAGCTCAAAGATTAGAAGACAAAGAGAAGAGACCTGACCAATACGAATGGATTTGGGAAGGCGGGTTTTTGGTTTTTACAGAGGGCAGTTATTACGCTAATGAATTACGCAGAGTTAGAGATGAAGACAGATTAACTACAGTTAGATACGACAGGTCAAAAGGTGTAGTCACGAGTTGGGATTTAGGTGTGGGCGATTCAACAGCAGTTATCTTCTCACAATTCATAGGAGCTGAGGTTCACATCATTGACTATTACGAAGCATCAGGTGCAGGTCTCGAGCATTACGTAAAGATGCTACAAGATAAGGGTTATGTATACGACCAACATATATTCCCACATGATGTCAGAGTCAGAGAGCTTGGCTCAGGTAAGAGTAGGATTGAGATGCTTGAAGACCTAGGAGTCCATAACATTGAGATAGCACCACAGTTATTGATTGATGATGGCATACAACAGGTTAGAACTCTGCTCGATAAGTGTTACTTTGATGAAGTTAAGACTGAAAAGCTATGGGATGCGCTAAATAATTACTCACGTGATTGGGATGAAAATGGTAAAACATGGAGAATGAGACCAAAACACGATTGGTCAAGTCATGCTTGCGATTCGATGAGGTATCTCGCTGTAGGCTATCAACCATTCAACGAGAACTGGGATAAACCAATAAGACGTAAACTAAAAGGTATTGTATGAACGGATTATTAAGCATGATGTGGAATAACGCTGATGAAATAACAGGCGGTATATTCAGTAAAATGACAAACATCAATAAAGTTAAAGAAGGTGATGACTTTAGCGTAGGAACTACAGCATTAAACATAGCTCCGGACATTTATCAAAGTGGTGCAGAGTTTAAACAAATCCTAGAACAGCCACTTGTATTTGCAGAAGAGATGGGAGACTTGGCATCAGGTGCAATTGGTCATGCATTTCCTAAAACAACTCAAACACTAGACAGTCTGTTTAATTACACAGGCAGAGAAGAGAACATGGAGAAAGCTTCTCAGGCAAAGCAAGGACTGCTAGACACTTATGGAAGCAAGGAAGCATTCCTAAAAGAGTTTCAAGAGAGACCATTGTCTACATCAGCTATGGCACTCGGCATTGGCTCAGGATTAAAAGCCGCTACAAAACTAACAGCTCCTAGTATGAGAAAAGCATATGACGAGATGGAGCTTGCAGTAGCACAAGGTATGGATACGATAGCTGACTTTGGTAAATCAGTTGACGAAATCTACAGTCAGAACATGGGCATGTCTAGATTGATTGGACACCAAGGTAACAGCACAGGTGCAATCTTTAGAGAATTAGACATGAACAAGATTGGCTCTAACACAGGCAACTCAGTTGAAGGTTATGGCATTTACATTAGCGGTCAAGAAAGAACTGCAAAGCAGTATGCAGGTAGAGACGATACGATGCTTGAAGAGTTTAATGCCTTGATGGAGATGGAGAAAAATCCTATAGCAAAAGAAGTATTAGACAGAGCGGCTAGTGGTTATTATCCTGCAACAATACGAACAGACATGTCAGCTAATTTAACAGACCCAAGAGACATTGCAGTTTTTAACAAAACTATGTCAGATGTTGAAGGGAGATATGACACAGCTACAAACCAAATATATGAAATTGATTTAACTGATGAAGCAGTAGCAACATTTATTAACAGAGAAGCCAAGAAACTAGACCAAACACCTGCTGTACAAGCAGAGATGAATCGACTTGGCTTACCTGATGATGCAGATGGTGCAATGTTGTATGCAAAAATTAGAAATGAAATGTTAGATGAAATAATGATGACACCTAACATGAGTATTCTTAGTCTCACTAGAAAAGCGGATAAGATGACTTCAGAATATCTTAACATGCAAGGTATAAAAGGGATGTCATTTAATGACAGATTTGCAAAAGCTAGTGACAAAGGTAGAGGTAACCCTGACAATAACCCACGTAATTATGTTATTTATGACACAGACTTTGCTACAATAAAGAAAAGACAGAACATAGACATTGATAAAAACACACCAAGTAATGAAGGTGTTTCATATAAAGCTGAAGGTATATTAGACCCAAGATTTGCTACAAGGAAATCAGATAAAGATGCTCTTGTTGCAGGTGACACAGATGTAGATTACAAGATAGAAGGTGAAAGTAATATATTTATACCTGACATAGACCTCAGAAACTTAGAAGGATTCTCATTTGTGTCTAGTTACGCAGACTTGTCTCGTGCCGGTGGTTATTTAACACATGTCAATGGCACTAAGTTTCCTAACCCAGTAGCAATGAAAGGTGGTCAAGACTTTATGGTGTTACCTGAGAATGTAGACAGAAACCTGTTATGGGCATCACACAGAGATGCAACTGCCGCTATCATAAGACAAGCAGGAGAAGCTAGAAAGCTAACAGGAGCTGACCCTTTATACTTGCCATTTAGAATGTCACCTAAAGGTTTAGATTTTAGTCATCAAACAACAGACACAATGTTGCAGTCAGCACTCGCAGGACTAAATAACGCACAGCTTAAACATCTTGATAAATTAATTAAAACAACATCTAAAGATTTAGAGACTGGACAATTAGTTAATAAAAACTGGAGAGGCATTAAATCTGAAAATCCTCTTAAAGGTACAACTGGAGCTGAGAGAAAAGCTATAGCTAGTATTATTGATGTTAACTTCAGAGCTAACAGAGGTATATATACTAAAGGTCAAGACAATGGTGTGCTGTCATACCCACAAGCGAGAATAGCTAACACAGACCCTAGGCAGTTAAATGCTACAGAAGGCACGCTACAAAACATAGGACAGCTTGATTTGTCAGATAACGTTGCTAATCGCTTTAGTAATCATGACAGCTACAACACAGGAATGGCAGGTCAGCCTGTAGGTAGATTTAAACAAGATTTACATTTACTAGATTTAGTCACAGACATCAGAAACAATGCAGGTGAGGTAATTACAAAAGATAATATCACTCCTCAGAACATTAGAAAACTACAAATGATGAAACCACCAACAGGTGTAATTACACATGACTTATTAATGGGTCTAGAAAAACAAGGGTTACTATAATAAAAAATGATATACTATTGCTAAATTAGACAGGAGACAGCATGGCAAAGACATTAGAAGAGATGATTGCAGAGCTTAAAGGTCTAGCTCCGATTAAAGGAGGAGTTATGTCACTACTAGACACTCCTGCAAATAATGAGCGAGAGACACAACGTACACAATACTTGATGGACATGTTCGCAGGAACTAACCCGGAAACAGGTGACAGTTTCTTAGAGCCTACACCTACAACTGCTAGTACAATAAGAGGTTTTGATACACCTGCTATGCGTGATGATGCTATTATAAACAGCATTACAACAAATAACCTTGGCGTATCAGCTCGTGACCTTGGCGCATCAGCTCGTGACCTTGGATTTAGTAATGCAAGAGGATTTACTACTCCGGCAATGCGAGATAATGCACAAGCTGTATTGTCTAGATTAAGTGATGCTGAACTAAAAGATGTTATGGAAATATTGCCACAACTTAATGATGTACAATACGAAGCATTTATTGCAGGACTTGAGAATGGTAGTATCAATCCAAGTGGCTATGAAGTAACAAGCCAATATAGATTGGGGATGTAACATGGCTTTATCTAATTACACAGGATTAAAAGCTTCTATAGCTGATTTCTTAAACAGAGATGACCTTACAGCAGTAATACCTGACTTTATTACATTGGCTGAGGCACAAATAAACAGAGACATTAGACACTTTAAGATGGAAGCAAGGTCTAGTGGACAACAATCTAGTGGTGATGAATACATGCAAGTACCTTCAGACTGGATTGAAACAATAAGATTACATCTTACAGGCTCAGGCACTACAGTTGTTAACCTAGTCTCTAGAGATGCAATGGCGGACAAGAGAGCCGCTAACGAGAATGCCACAGGCACACCTCGTATGTACACACACGCAGATGGACAATTTCAATTGTACCCAACTCCGGGAAACGACACAGACTTTGAGTTGCTTTATTATCAGAAGATACCTTCGTTAATAACCAACACAGATAATTGGCTTTTATTAGAAGCGCCTGATGTATACCTCTATGGAGCGTTATTACATTCAGCACCGTATCTAGCAGAAGACCAAAGGGTAGCAGTTTGGGCGCAGATGTATTCTGCCGCAGTTGCTAGATTAAATGAATATTCTGACCAAGCTCGTTATAGTGGGTCAGGATTAACACTTAAAGTGAGAGGATTAGTATGAGTTTTACAAACTTTTTAGAAACAGAGATATTAGACCACGTGTTTGCAGGTGCGGCTTACACAGCTCCCGGCACACATTACTTAGGTTTGTTTACATCAGCTCCGGGCGAAGCAGGTGGTGGAACTGAATTATCAGGTAGTGCTTATGCAAGACAATCGGTAGCATTTACAACTTCAGGCAATACAACAAGTAACAATGCGGCAGTAGAATTTCCAACTGCTACAGGTTCTTGGGGTACAGTTACACATGTTGGAGTATTTGATGCTTCAACGTCAGGTAATTTAATGGCTTATGCGACACTATCGTCAAGTAAAGCTATTGCTACTGGTGACGTATTTCGTGTTCCATCAGGTGACCTAGATATTACGCTAGACTAAAAATATGTCGGTTTATGGCAGTTATAAATACGGTCAATTAGCTTATAGTACAGGCGAGGTTTTAGATGGTGCGGCAACTGTTAGTGCAAGTGCTTCAATTAGTGCTACACCAAGTGCAACATTAAATGTAAGTGCAACTGTAACAAGTAGTGCTTCTATAACTTGTAGTGGTGCTAAAGTTAATTTTGCATCAGCAACCGTTAATGCATCAGCATCAATATCAGCTAATGCACGAAGAATACCTCAAGGTTCTGTATTACTTGAAAGCACATCAACAACTACAATTAATACTACTGGTAACGGTACTAGAGTAAGGACAAGTGGTGGTACATCAAGCTCAAGTGCAACAGTAACACCTGCTTCTACAATTGTAAGAGTAAGGGAAGGTAGTGCTACACCAAGTGCAACAGCTACAATTACAGCATCAGGTGTATTTATGGTTAATGGTGCGGCTACACTTAGTGCAACAGCTACAGTTGCCGCTATATGTAACCGAGTAAGGTTTGGTTCAGGTACACCAACTGCTAACGCTAGTATTACCGTTTTAGGATTTGCTACAAGAGGTGGTATTGCCTCCACCGGCGACACATTTACAGATATTGTTACGGTAGCATCAGTTAGTGGCTCTAATAAATATTTTGTTAATGGTGTGCAACAACCTACGTTGTATTTAGTTGAAGGTAACACCTATGTCTTTAATTACCCATCAGCACATCCATTAAAGTTTTCAACAACTTCAGATGGCACACATGGAAGTGGTACAGAATATACTACTGGAGTTACTCATAACTCATCAACGCAAGTCACTATTGTAGTTATTAATAATTTAATAACGCTGTATTACTACTGTGCGTTACATTCAGCAATGGGTGGAACAGCAAATACACCAAGTAACCAAGTTATATCAACTGTTGCTTCAGACTCACAAAGAATTCAACAACCTAATGCTACATCGCAACCCACAACAATTGTTACAGCAACATGTAACAGAGTACAAAGTACAACTGGGGCATTGAGTGCTACATCAGGTACAGCTACGATAGGTAGAGAGAAATGGGAAACAATTATTAATAACACAGTCACATGGACAGAAATAGCGGCATAAGATTATGGCATTAATACCTTTAGACATACCACCCGGTCAATACAGAAATGGTACAGACTTTCAGGCATCAAACAGATGGAGGGATGCAAGTTTAGTTAGATGGCACGATGGCTCGATGCGACCAGTTGGTGGATGGACAAGTAGAAAAACAAGTGCATTTGCCTCAGCACCAAGAGCAATGATTGCATGGCTTGATAATTCAAGTGACTCATATTTAGCGGCAGGAACTTATAACAAATTATATTATGTAAATCCTTCAAGTACAGTATATGACATAACCCCAACAGGCTTAACATCAGGAAATTTAAACGCGGCTTTAAATCTAGGTTATGGTGGTGGTTTTTATGGAGCAGGTAACTGGGGTTCAGCTCCAACAAGCTCAGGTGTTTATGATGAAGCAACAACTTGGTCATTAGATTCGTGGGGTCAATATTTGTTAGCTTGTTCATCTAAAGATGGCAAGATATATGAATGGCAACTAAATTCAGGTGTTGTAGCGGCACAAGTTACTAATGCTCCAGTTAGCAACAATGGTATTGTTGTTACAGAAGAGAGATTTGTTTTTGCTTTAGGTGCAGGTGGAAATCCACGTAAAGTACAATGGTGTGACCAAGAAAACAATACATCTTGGACACCTTCAGCTACAAACCAAGCAGGTGATTTTGAATTACAAACTACAGGTCAAATAATGTGTGGATTACGTATGAGAGGTAGAACTTTAATACTTACTGACAACGATGCACACGTAGCATCATACTCAGGCGCACCATTTGTTTATGGGTTTGAAAGAGTAGGAACAGCTTGTGGTGTTGCAACAAGACGTGGAGCAGTAGCAATTGATGAAGGCGCTTTTTGGATGGGTAAAAAAGGTTTTTTTCAATTTGATGGCTCATCAGCAAGAGAAATTACTTGTGAAGTTTCAGATTACGTATTTGATGACATGAACGTGTCACAAATCAGTAAAGTTTACGCTGTACATAATTCACAACATGGTGAAATATGGTGGTTTTATCCATCAGGTACATCTAATGAAAATAACAGGTACGTAGCATTAGATTACAAAGAAGGACATTGGTCTACTGGTGAATTAGATAGAACAGCAGGAGTTGACCAAGGAATATACAGCAATCCAATATGGGCAGATGCAAGTGGTAATCTTTATAACCAAGAAACAGGTTACACACATGGCACAACTAAACCATATGCTGAGTCAGGTTCAATCAGTCTTGGTAATGGTGACAATATTATGAAAGTTACACAACTTATACCTGACGAGAAAACACAAGGACAAGTAGAAGTTACATTTAAGACACGTTTTTATCCTAATGATAGTGAGACATCACATGGTGCATTTACGCTTGGTAATCCTACAGATGTACGCTTTCAGGGTAGACAAGTGCGCATTAAAGTACAAGGTACAGGTAATGACAATTGGCGTTCAGGTGTTATGCGTATAGAAGCAAATGCAGGAGGTAGGCGATGAGTATACAAACACCTCCACCGCCACTAGGAAAAGATTGGAAGCCTTGGGGTGAGCGATTAAATACTTTTATAACAACTACTAGAAACAAATTACAATTTTATAATTCAGATAGTAAAGCTACACAAGATGGCATTATTATGTGGGATGAAGCTCAGGATTGCCCTGTAGTTTCTAAAAATGGAGCTTGGATTAGGATAAAATTAGACCCATGAGCATAACAGAAGATTTAATGCGCGGTAAAGCATGGATAGAGTCAGCACTTAAAAAAGGCGGCAATACCCATAATTTTAAAGACATTGTAGATGGTGTTATGAGTGGTGATTTCCAACTGTGGATGGGGTCAAACGGATGTGCAGTAACCGAAATTGTAGTGTATCCTAATAAGAAAGTGTTACATGTGTTCTTAGCAGGCGGCGATAAAGGTTACGGAATACATCAAATTACAGATATGCATGATGATGCAATAACTTGGGGCAAACACCAAGGATGTATAGGGATGACTGTTACTGGTCGAAGAGGATGGAAAAAAATTCTTGAACCTAAAGGTTGGTCAGAACAGTTTACAACATTATTAAAGGAGTTTTGACATGAGTAGCGGCGGCGGTAAAGGCGGTAAAAAGCAAACAGAGACAACTATACCAAGTTGGATACAACAACCGGCAGAAAGAAATATTAGACGAGCTGAACAAGTACAGCAACTCAAATACATGCCATACACAGGCGCAGAAGTAGCGGCATTTACACCGGCACAAGAAGCCGCAATGAATAATAACATTGGAGCGGCTAAAGCATTTGGTTTGCTAGACCCTAATAGCAATCTTACAGCTACCACAGGAATGCCCGAAGCAACTACATACGCAAATGGCATGAGAGGCTATGGCTCTATTGGACTATATGACCAAGCACTTAAAGAACTCACA